TGTCAAGGAAGTCCACCGCCCGTTCACGATAGTTATCCTCTGACTCGTTATCTCGTTTTTGCAACACTTTATTAATAAGTTCGTCAAACCTAATGTATACTGAATCCGTATCTGACGCAATAACATAGTCTACTCCTGTACTATTTAGCAACTTGTTCAGATACCCATTCAGAGATTGTTCAATCCAACGAATAGATAACTGACCAGAGGTTGTAATACCTTCTGCAATCCTCAAGTCATAATAACGAAACCATTCATTACCAATCGCACCATAAGCAGAGTTCAATGAAATCTTTCTTGCCATCTGGATGTTATGATAACGACTGACATCGTTTAGATACTTGGGGTCTTTGGTATCTTCATATTGTTGTTTTGCCGTCAACATCTTTTTCTTGTAGATGGTACGGTCATTGTACATCTCTTGCATCATCTCTGGCAAGAAACCTTGTTCCTTCGTTCTGAATAATGCACCATTTGGAGTGCAAGTTACAGACGCTGGTTTTAGTGGTGTCAAGTCATGTTTCTTGTTCAACATCTCATCAACAGATTTGTCTTTGTTGAAACCCATAGTCTTGGGAAGCAAAGTCTCTGGAGAAATATTGTACTGCATAATCAAGTGTGGATACAGTGAGTTCAAGTCAAAAGACATAACCCACTTGTGTTGACCAACTTGTGGTTCTTTCACATATGCACCAACATACTTGTCACTCTTATGTATCTGGGAAGATTTCTGGGGAATAACAATCTTTTTCTTGAGCAAGTGATTGTAGATTAGGACATCCCAATACTTAACAGACGTAAACGAATCAGAGATGTTAACCTTTGCCTCATACGTCATAGTCAGTATCAAGTCCAACAATTTCATCTTGTCATCAATACGGTCAACTAGTTCAACGTCCATGATGTTATAGTCAAGGAACGACTGATAGTCTTTAGTATACCATTCACGAAAAGTCTCAAAAGGATTTTCGTCTTTACGTTCGCCTAGTTCTACAAAAGCGATATGGTCAAGTCGATATGATTCTTGGCCTGTGTAAGTAAACTTCTTATAGAGTTGTAGATAGTCAACCTCTTCAACACCAAGAATATCATACACTTGGTCTTTACGTCCAAAACCAGAGTTTACCATCTTAGAGTTTACAACACCCCAAGGCGATAGACGTTTCATTGCATCTTCACCCATTTGGGATTTGATACGGTTACAGATATAGGGAATATCAAAGAACTCTGTATTCCAACCAGTGATTACGTCTGGGTGGTCACTTTCCCACCAAGCAAGAAACTGTGCAAGAAGTTCACGTTCAGTTGCACATTGAATGTACTGAACATCTTCTCTATCATTCTTGTAGTCGTGCAAACCCCAAACCTTGATACGTCCAGTATCATGGTTCTTGATAGTAATAGACAGCATTGGTTCTGCTGCTTGGTCTGCATTAGGGAAACCATTCTCACACTCAACCTCAATATCGATTGTGACAATACGCATTTTGGTAATGTCATATTCAATCTGATTTGGATAAGTTTCTGAGAGATAGGTATATGGGAACGAGGTCATACCATACACTAGGTGTGGTTGATTCTCTCGTTGTTGCAAATGTTCCTTTGCGTCCTTAATAGAAAGGAACGGCATCGGTGCAACGTGTTTACCTTCTAGGGTTGTCCACCCTGTGGGTTTCCCCACAGGATAGTAGAGAGTGGGTTCGTACTTAACTTTGAAGTTAGAACGAACACCATTCTTTACGGCACGAACAAGTAATTGGTTGCCCCATTGGGCGATGTGTGTGTAGAAATTCAAGACTTTTCCTCTTATCAACTGTACTCATTATATAACAAAAAGAGGGCAGTGTCAAGAGAAAAGTGAAATTTGTTCTTCCGTAGTGAAGTGTTTATCTACCATGTCAATGATATCTTGAGCATTGGCAATCTTTACTAGTTCAGATTCCACTGCTTCTGCAATATCAGAATGCTCTCCAATACCAGCAGGGTTCTTTAAGTATACTGCAATGTTTGCTTTATGCAATGCAATCTTACCTTCATTGTGTTGTTTAATCGCTTCCAGTAGTGTCATTATTTTCGCCTTTCATTGTTGTAATAATCAATTTCTTCTGGGGGTCTACCATAACATTCATCTCCGTCATGGCAAATCTATTTAGAAGAACACTAGTTCCTCTTTTACTTCTATCATCAAGACCAAACATCAATTGATGTGTGTGTCCCATGAATTCAACTTCCAACTGAACGACTGGCCTTTTATCAACACCGCCACCAGTTCTCGCTTTATAATCTTTCACAAGTTTAGTAGTTAGGGTCTGTCCACCAAACGTAGTGAATGTAATTTTACTACCATTAATTTTTATGTCCTCAGCATGAAGAACTGAGTAAGCACTGTTTCCTGTATCAAATTTAGTTTCAACTTCACCGAAAGGTTTGATATCAACCATCTCGTGAAATCCACATCTGATAGGAACAGTGTATCTGTTTTTTGATTCTTTATAATGCTCTAGAACTTCTTTTGCAACATTCAGTCCAGAGTTTGCTTCTTCTACACCTTCTGTGCCTGGCGAACTATTCACTTCCAAGAAGTGTGGTTTACCTTTATGTGAAATAAAATCTACTGCAACAAAATCACCATCGACTGCTTTTGCGGCAATCAAACACTGTCTGATTTCTTCTTCTGATAAATCATATTTCTTAACACCAGCACCCTGTGTGTAGTTACTTCTGAAATCACCTTCAACAACTTCTCGTTTCATTGTACCTATGATTTTAGAACCAACTATAAGTACACGAATATCACCATCAGTTTTAATATATTCTTGAATGAGAATATCTGTATCAGGGTCTTGTTTGTAAATCAACTGTACTAATGAATCCAATGCACGTTTTGATTCTACAAATAAAACTCCAACCCCACCAGCGCCTCTAAGTGTTTTTAGAATGATAGGAAACTTAGAATCCAACTCTTCCATTGCAGCGTCAATATCATTTTCTGATGGAAGTAAAACTGTCTTTGGTTGGTCTAGTCTGAAATCTTTTAGACGAACATAACTACGATACTTATCAGCACAAATACTAATAGTGGTTCTACTGTTAATACAAGTTATACCAATTCGTTCTAGTTCTGATATCATGTCTAAGTGACTATCTCGTGTGGGTGTACCTCTTACAAAAACTACAGTATCTTTAGGACTAACTTGCATACTGCCGTCCTTATTCTTAATGATGTATTTACCATCATCAAATATTAAAGATGCATTTTTGAAATCACAAAGTATAACATCTAATCCAAGCTTCTTTGCTTCTTTTTCAAATTTATCAGCAGTGTTCTTTCGTACATCGCCGGACTCAACTGAAAGAATAACTACCTTATAGTTTCCATCAGTTTTTTCTTCTGTAATGAATTTTGAAAAAGATTGTGTCAATTTAAGCTTCTCTTTTTTTACCTATGTTATATTTAGTCTCTAACACCCACTCATTCTTTTCTTTGAATGCAATCACTTTGATTTGTGACAATGGTGCTTTCGGTTCAGCAGAACCCATGATTTCAATCAGTCCCCAATCCCCTAGTAAACTAGCGATAGAGTTACGTCTTGATATATCATTTTCGTTAAAGTTTGTACCCTTGCCGTCTAGAGCAAACAATTCTTTGAAGTGTACGATATAGTACTTTCCTTGTTTGTGTAGAATGTGGCAGGACTGATATAGTTTTTTCTCTTTACGAGAGGCAACACCAATCCTTGATAATGTTTCACGAACCTTTAAGAAGTCATCTGGTTCTTTTAGTTTTACTTCTAGCATCGCTTCTGGATGCCAATCAATTTCTGTCATTTTCTTCCACCTTTATTCAAACTATCTTTGATAGTATTAATTTGTTCATTATCAAGTAGTTTGAGAGCGGCTTTTGCTTTTTCATTACTATATCCAAAATACTCTTTTACATACTCTAAATCTTTCAACTTGTCACCCTTTACCCAAGGTGCATACCGTTTCTTAGACCTAATAGTATTTAGTAAAAAATCATATTGGAGTTTTGAATCAAGGTGGTGTCTCATGTTCATCTCATTAACAAGCATGATGGTATCGTTGAACGGTGCCAGACACTTGTTAATGATGAACGGTGAGTACTTCTTCTCCCACATAGGGTCATCTGATTCTAACAGATTCTCCTTTGTTTCATTGAGAGATTTTAGATAATGTTTTAACTCATATCCACTCATTTCCAATTCACCTGTGTCATAATTTCAACCATGAAAGCAAGCATATTGATTTCTTGGTCAGCGACAAAGGCAGATTTGTAGGAGTAGTCTGCTGTTGCGAGAACAAGATGAGGTACATTTTGTGGTTGCACTTCATCATACAATGTATCATATACTTTACGATACATACGAGCAGGGTCATTATCTAGGTTGTTTGCAACCCATTTACGAATAGACTTGAAGTCTTTCTCTTTGAGGAAAGTTGTCAAGTCCTTCATATTCGTTTCTGAGATATTGACAAGAATTCCACTGTCAATCATACCAGATGCAGAATACCTTTGCAGTTCGTTTAGAACTCTTCTCCAATCTGGGAAGTGTTTCTCTACGACACCAGCAACTGCCTTTGGTTCAAACTGTACTTTTTCTGTTGTAAGAACATCTTGTACACGATGAAAGAACTCACCAGCAAGTTTAGGTTTTTCGGATGATGGAATACGAAATTCCACAACAGAACACCTACTGTGCAAAGGGTCGATGATACGGTTCTTGAAGTTACAGGTTAGGATGAAACCACAGTTCTTGTGGAACTCTTCAATAAATCCACGCAACGCTGGTTGTGTAGATTGAGGATTAAGATAATCTGCCTCATCCAAGATTACAAACTTACGGTTACCATCCATAGAGACAGTACTTGCAAAGTTCTTAATCTTGTTTCTAAGAACATCAATACCAGATTCCTCTGAACCGTTAATCATCATATAAGTGGCGCCGAGTTCATTCAACATTGCTTTTGCAACTGTTGTCTTACCGACACCTGGCCCACCAGATAAAAGTAGATTTGGAATATGTCCTTCATCTACAAATGTCTGGAAAGTTTTCTTTAGGTCATCAGTGAGAACACACTCACTGATTTTTGATGGGCGGTATTTCTCCACCCACAACATCACATCATTCATAATATATTCCTTCTGGTTTAGGATGCTTCTAGAGCAATAAAGTATTCTACGTCCTTTGTCATATTAGTAAAGCGAGAGATACCCTTTTGGGATACTTCTACTTTATAATCACCAGAAAGAAGTTTAAGATTTTCAACCTTGAAGAAGTAAGTAAAGTCTGAAGGCGAGTTCTCACCAACAACAATACTGAAGTCATTAGAGGTTTCATTCTTACGGTCAGTTGTGGTAAGTGTAATATCACCACCAGCAGTTCCTTTGAGAACTACATCTGGAACACCAAGTACAGCAGATGCTTTCTGAATTTGATTGAAAGTATCTTGGGTAAATGTGAACTCAACATCAACAGAAGGCATAGTGATTTCTGTCTTTGGTGCAGTCACGATAGATGGGTCACTGAACATATACGTCAGTTTTGAACCACCACCCTCTTCACTGAGTTTTACACTTTTCTCATCGAACGCCATAGATGGGTCTTTGAAAAGAGACAATGCAGACAAGAACTCATTCAAGTCATAAATTGCAAACTCCTGATTAAAGGTATCTGGGATAGTTGCTCTTGATACAATGTTCTTCATTGCTGACATCGTATTAATTACGTTTCCGTTTTTAACCAGAAGATTCTGATTAATTGTTGAGAAGTTCTTTAAGACTTCTCGTGTATCATTACTAAGTTTCATTTCACTTGTCTCCATAATTATCGTGATTGTGTAGTGACATTATACCATAATGTATCACTTTTAGCAAGTCATTTCTGTTCTTGCCATCTTTTTTTCCATATCGTTGTGCATACTTTAATATGTTACCGATACAGAAACCTTCTCCATGTCCACCGTCCATGATGAATTCTGTTGCTTGAAATTTGTTTTGGGAATAATGTGCAGAATATGTTTTATCAATATACTGCCTGAGTTCTTCCAGAATCTTGTCTTCTGAATATTTGTAATCTATCTCTTTATTATATTTCAATTGTTTCATCCTATTTCAATTTATACATACTATACCAAAAAATGAGGGGATTGTCAAGAGATAATCCCCCCACATCTTTATTTAATTTTAATCACTTTAGGTTTCTTCTCCTCTGGAATAATTCTTTCCAAATTGATATAAAGCAATCCGTCTTTCATATCGGCACCCCTTACAAAAACGTCTTCTGCAAGTGTAAAGGCTTTCTTGAATGACCTCTGCGAAATACCTTTGTGAAGATACTCTTGAGTGTCCACTTCAGTCTTATCCTCACCAGAATCCTTTGACTGAACTAAAAGAGCATTGTCTTTCGTTTCAATTGCAATATCGTCTTTTGAGAAACCAGCAACTGCCATTTCAATAGTGTAATTATCATCACTATGTTTTACGATATTGTATGGTGGGTAAGTAAAGTTTTTTGATGGATGATTAAGCATCGAATCAAAAAGTCTATCGAAACCGATAGAGTAAGTGTTAACCCTTGATGGGTCAATAGTTAAAGATGTATTCATGTTTTTTCTCCTTTATTAAAGCAAGATACATTTGATACCTGATTATTCAGCATATCACTTTTATTTATAATGGTGGTTTTTGAGGAGAACCACCAAACTCCAATTTGCGCCACAGAGTAAGCATTAGTTTGTGACAACAGGGCGACTTACGAACAGCACCCTTATTATATAGGTATCCGAGAGGGGTATTGCAACCCCCCTCTTCAACTTTTTTATGCAGCGTCAGCGTACTCAAGTGCTTTTTCTAGTGCATTCAACTTCACTTTACGGTTACGTCCGTACCATGATGAAACTAATCGACCATCGTTAGAACGTCCTTGCAAGTGGTCTGTCATGTTAGTAACAGAGTTAAATGCAGTCCACCAAGTACCTTGAGCAAACTCAGCACCAGGCTGCACATCTAGGTTCTCAAATGCACCTTTTGAATTACGAGATGTAAATGGAAGAACACCATCAACTTTCTCTTTCGCAGGAGCACCAAATACTTCGTTGAAGTATTGGATTACATTATCAGGAGTATACCTCTTTGAACCAAGGTGTGCAGCCATCGACTTATACTGTTCCATTTTCTCACGAGCAATACCCATCTGTTCCTTAACTTCAGAAGCATCAAATTCTTTACGGTGATTTACCGTAAGCATCTTATCAGCGTTCTGAGAAAGTGACAGTGTAAGAGTATTGTTACATACCACCCTAATTGGTGTCATGCGAATATTAATCGCCTTACCAAATTGGTGTGGGTTAGTAAAGAGAAAATAGTTGTCAGTAACATCACCGTTAAACAACTCAAATGATTCTTTAGTCTTTGCAAGTGCCCAGACCATTTGTCCATCTTTCAGTGAACCAGCAGTGTGCATTTCCATGTCACCTGCCATCACATACTCGTGGAAGAATTCAAATGCTTCAGAGTTCTGAACTGGATTCCATCCTGTACCGACAACATCCAATACAGAGTTGTCAGAGGAACGTACAAGCGCCTCTTTGTTTTTGATTGGAAGACCTGTTGCAGTAACAAGTGGTTGTTTCTCAACAGTCCAATCTAAACCAGCAACTTTTTGGAAGTCGCCAGGGGTAAGGTCATGTTCAACCTTAGTACCAAGTCCATGCCAAGGTAAGTCTCCAACGTATGCCATTTGAGCGTTACCATTTACAATTTCAAGTTCGTGTGCCATAATATAATATTCTCCTAGTTGTTTTCTCAGTTTGTATATTCATTATATACGTTATAATAACAAATGTCAAGATGTTTTTAGAACTTTTTTCAATTTAATTCGTGGTCTTGCCAACTCCAATCAGATATTCTATCATCAGAAGTTCGACCAGCGAATATTAAAGTGTCAGTATCCCAATCTATGTCACCATGTGAACGATGGTCATGCCACCGATGCACAAAGTCGATATCCCAAATACGAGATACTTGTTGTATCTGGTCATCTGTCATACCGAAAACATGGACTGCCATTTCAAACCTCTTTCTCATTGTTACTAGTATAGTATACTTGTTTTTATAACAAATGTCAAGAGAAAAATGCAGTTAAATCCGATTTAATTTCATTTTGTCTGGTAGTCACAGCGTCTGTAGAACTGCGTAATTTTGGATTGTTTACCCACTTGATAGTGTTGACAGGCATAGTATCGAAACCCCACATAAACCATGCGTTACCGAATGGTGGAGAACCACCGCCTGTAAAGTCTACTCTGTAGTTATACACAAGTGCAGACATACCATAGTCCATAAACATCTGTCCTCTGCGTCCACCTTGGAAAGATGCAACAGGCAGAAATAATGCAAAGGGTTTCCTCAACATATAACAATGTTCAATAAAGTTGTCTTTGATACTATAGGGTGGATTCGTTATGATGCCGTCATAGACATCATCTGGTGAACAACTGAAGAAGTCTTTGTTGTTACTAGGTACGATATTATAATCGTACTTATTGAAACCATCAACTATCTGGGATGACTTACCACTCGTGGCTTCGTAATAAGTTTTGTCCTTGTCCAAGTAATCCAATATAGGAAGTACTTGGTCACAAGGTGTATAACACTCATCACTTGCAGCATTGCGTGATAATCTTTTTACCACTACTAATGCCATTACTTATCCTTAGAGTTTTCTTCCTCATAAAGAATAAGTGCAATAAGAGCATAGTTTGCCATGTCGATGAGAGTATCTTTAATACCTTCATCCTTAACCTTTAGTTTTTCTTTCTTTGCAAACCCCATAATACGACTGAACTTGTCACCGATACGAACACAACATCCCTTCCATGCTGGAATTCCTGCCATCTCGCACGTTCTAAAGTTTGCGAATACATCTTCTGTACTTGCATAGTCGTGTCGTTTTGCATCATGCGTTGCTTTCATTTCTTCCAGCAACTGATAAAATCTTTCACTCTGTTTCATATTAAACTACCTTACTAAAGTTTTTTTCTTTTTTGAATTGGACAACACTTCTGAACTTATCAAAAAGCATATCCTGTTTATGGGAAATGACAAATACGTTTTGGTCTGAGAACGTATTAAGGATTTTGAGGAAATCATCTGTACCAGTTCCATCCAAAGATGAATCAAATATCTCATCAAGGATTAGAAGATTGGTATTAGTTGAGTTCTTCATCTTTGCAATTGCTCTCCATGTGAAGAGTAACGCTAAGTCTATTCGCATCTTCTCACCTTCAGAGAATGATGCATAAGAGAATTCATCACGAAAACGTGACTTGATAGTCTCTTGGAAATTTTCATCAATATTAAAGTTGACAAAGAAGTCCATTGATGATAGATATGTATTTACCAACTTATTCATAATAGGCAAATACTGTTTGATAATTTTAGTCTTGATACCACTGTCTTGTAAAAGATTACGAGCAACATCAACGTAAAACTTATCTTCTTTCAACTTAGACTTCTGTTCATCAATGAGTTCAATCTGACCTTTTAGTTTTGCAAGTTTCTCTTTATCATCTTCTGATATAGAACCACTCTCATAACTAGCAATGTCTTTTTCTAATTGAGCATTAAACTTTTCTAACTGCACAATAGTAGATTTAATCTTTGCAATCTCTACATCATGCTGTCTCATAGTTTCAATATTAGTTAGAATAACATTTAGTCTGTCCTGTTCAACTCTTTCAAGGGTTTTGCAACTATCGATTGCTGTGTTAAGTTCTGTGACTTTTTCATTTCGTGTTGCAATCTTCTGCGACTTTGTTGCATCCGTGATTGATTGTTCGCAAGTCGGGCATTCATCGTGGTTCTGGAAAAATTCGATTTGACGGTCATTTTCTGACTTTCTGTTTTTAAGTGCTGCTTCTGATTGGGTGAGTTTTCTTAGTTTAGTTTCAATCTTCAGTTTATCTTCTGCATCAAATGATAACTTTTCTTTGTCTATCTCGTGTGATTTGATATCATCTTGTCTTGCAGAAATAGTAAAGTTGTTGTCGAATACCTTTTGCTGGTTTTCAGCAATTATCTCTGATTTGTTGTTTATCACCTCCTTGATGAATTTTTCTTGCAGAGTTACTTTTTCTTTGGTTAGGTCATATTGATACTCGACATTACGAGTTTCCTCGTTTAGTTCTTTAGTCTTATTCTTGAGTAAGAAATTCATTAGAGAGAAAATCTTGATATCAAGAATATCTTCTACCACCTCACGCCTTGCCTTTGTAGGCAATTGCATAAATGGTACAAAGGTAGAAGAACCTAGAATAACAACCTGTGTGAAAGAACGATAGTTCAATCCCATGATTTGCTGTTCTAGATGTTTCTGATAGTCACGAGCATTCGCATCTTGATTAATCAGTGTACCGTTTATATATACTTCAAACTTATTAGGTTTGATTCCACGATGTACACGAATGTGTTTAGTACCGACCTCAAACTCAACTTCAACTACAGCACCATTACCATTAACTGAATTGATAAGTTGGTTCTTAGAGATTTGTCTAAATGGTTTGTTGAATAATCCAAAACATAACGCATCAAGAACAGTAGACTTTCCAGCACCGTTCTCGCCAATAATAAGTGTAGTTGGACTTCTATCCAACTGTATTTCTGTAAATTGATTGCCTGTTGAAAGAAAGTTCTTCCAACGTACTGTCTTAAATATAATCAAAGTTCTAAATCACTCGCTTCTACATATAAGGACTTCATCATTGATGTTAGTCGTTTCTTGTCTAATGTTACATCTAGTTCATCAATGTATCGTTCTAATAGTGTCATAGTATCCTCAGCGTTCTCTATGATTGCATCATCAACATTCTCTGCATCCAACTCACTAAAGTCTTCTACAATTTTGACTTCATGTGCTCCAGATTCAGACAATACTTTATCGATAAATTTATCGAATTGATAAAAGTCTTTTTTATTAACAACCACTATCTTAACAAATTTATCCTTCAATGTCAAGACATTATAGTCAGAATAATTGCCAGTTGTTTCATCATAATATACTTTCTCAAATATAGTATGTGGATTAACAATTCGGTCTAGTTCTCGTGTATCAGTATCAAAGACATGGAAACCTTTAGGACAACCATTATCACTCCATGTCATCTGATATGTATTACCAAGATAGTAAACTTGGCCGTCATCAGACTTCTTGTGAAAGTGTCCAGAGAATACTGTATCAAATTTTCTTAGGAATTGTTTATCGTATCCACCCTCTGCAAAATGACCAGCGTGCATCTCAAAACCATTAATCTCCAAGTGACCCATGCAAACTTGTGCTTTGGTTTCTTGGATATGTTCCATAGTGTGAGCGTAATTGTCTGGGCATATCCAAGGTAGGAAACAGATTGGTGTACCGTCAAACTCAACGGTAGTTGCTTCTGGATATACGAACATCTTTGGATAACGTCCCTCTACAAGTTCTGCAAGAGAGTTAACATCGTTAGTGTTCTTATAGAATGTGTCGTGATTACCCACCATCATGTGAAGGGTAACACCTTTGTCTACAAATCTTTGAATAAACCTTGTACGGAAATCCTGGGCAATCTTATACGAAACAAACTTACGTCTGTCCATAACGTCACCCAAGTGAATAACCGTATCAATATTATTCTCTTCAATGTAAGGAAAGAATACCTCTTCCCAGAATTTATAAAAGTAGTCATTGAAAGCAAGGTTATCATTTCTTGCACCAAAGTGTGTATCAGTTATTAGTGCTATCTTCATTTACATCTTCACCTGTATCATCATAAAATTTTTCAAGTCCTTTGGGTTCTTTCTTAGTTTTCTTTTTGGGTTTATAAACAGCCTCAGCAGGAAGAAAGTTCTTCTGTAGATAATCTACGAACTGTGCCTGTTCCATATCTTCTCCCATGGCCATAACATCAACACTCATATTCTCAATCACTTTGTGACGAATGTGTTGTTGTTTCTTTTCTTTTTGAATCCTACGAATGAACGCATAATATATGATTTGCGTGAAATAAGCAAATGGGTTGTTTGATTTCTCTGGATTGAAGTTGCCACAATATTGTAGACAGTTTTCAATACCATCAGAAATCATTTCATCTCTGTATGTGTAATTAATAAAGTTTGGTCTGTATGATAGATGATTTGCGATTTTAAGGAAGCACTCACCGATGTAGTTAGTCACTGGCGGTTGTGGTTCACCAAGTTCCTCTGCGTCCTTACACTTATCTTTCCACTCTTTCATTGCCTCTAAAAAATCTTTATTATTGACATAGTGTGGTTTTTGTTTTGGTTTCATAATAATTCTTTCCACAGTGTTTGAAGGGTATATTCCCAACTATTCATACATAATACTATATCTTGTGCCGGATGTCAATAGTTTATTCTAATTAAATTTATTTTCAAAAACTTGTTGACAATCTCTTGACAAGAGGGTATAGTTACTATGCTGGGTTTGAGAATGAATAGATATACAGATAACTAGTGTAATAACTTAGAACTGATTCTATAGTCATCTAAGTCATCAAATTCATCTTCTTCTTCCTCAATCGACCTCAATTGGCGGTCTGTAGGATAGGGGGAGAGGTCATCCTCAACTTCCATCCTAGTAATACAATGTTCATAAAACTTAGTTAATCCTAATGAAGCTCCTGTAATGACAAGAACTTGTGATTTAGGAATATCATAAACACTATCCTCAGAGAAGTGTATCCATCGTTGTAAAGATATCGCCTCTTCTATACCATGCTTAGTAGCTTTTGGAACTGAAGATAATTTGAGCGGTTGGGATACGGCAAATGTTTTGGGGTGAGTTTCTTCCATCAATCTGGCAATAATTTCCTCACCACTAGACAGTTTTAGAATCTTTGTAATCTTCTCATCTGTCATTTCATTTTTATCCTTTGTATTTGATAGTTGAATTGTTCTTCATTGTATATATTTATTCGTTCTAAAAAGTGATTAATAGTGAAGTTCTTCTTAGACTTATATGTAAAGTCATCTGCTATATCGAAGAGGGTAGCGGTATCTTTACTTTCACTCCTACGCAGTCCACGGCCAATCGATTGCAAGGCACGAACTCTGGATTTACTTGGACTTGCGAACACGATGTTATGAAGATTACGAATATTGATACCAGTACTAAAGGTGCCATAGGAGGCAATGATAATTGCGTCTTTCTCTTTTTCTGTAATTGCACGAATATCTTCTCTTGTTTGTGTGTCCGTTCCACCATATACAAAGAACACTTTCCTGTCTGTCTCTGTACTAATTATATCATGTAAAACTTTGCCATGTTTCTCTACATACTGAAACAAGACTAGTGTATTACTTTTCAGTCTCAATGTCAAGTCACGAATAAACTCGTTACGAGCAGTGTGGGAAACTATATAATCCATCTCATCCTGATAATTCATTCCTTTAACTAGTTTACACTCAGCTTCTGGATATGTCAAGACTAATGCTTTGATGTTGAAATCCGATAGTGTTTTTTCGTCAATCAACTTTTTAGTAGTTACAACTTTATTTAGTGTACCAAATAACCCCTCTAGTACCAACCTATGTGTCTGCATACCATCCAGCGTTCCTGTAAGTCCAAAGCGGTACTTGCATTGATGCATTTTAGTTAATATAGATGTAAGGGATTTTGCTTTGAATAAATGTGCTTCATCTCCAACAACCATACCAAACTGATTGAAATAACTAGTAGGCATTTTATATAGAGATTGCCATGTTGATATAACAACATCTTTTGTTACATTCTTATCGTGACCACTATATACTTTTTGGATATGTGCCTCTTGCCATCCATAATCAATAAAGTCGGATGCCATCTGTTCTACCAGTGATGTTGTGGGAACAAGTATAAGTATCTTATCATTCAATTCATCTATAAGACGTAAAGTATAATATCTTACTAAGATATAGATAATGAGTGATTTGCCCGAAGCAGTAGGACTAAGAAGAAGAGCCCTATGATTTCTAATTGCATACTCCACTGCATCCACTTGATAGTCACGAGGTTTAATAGATTTTCCTCTTGCTCGAATATTAAGTTGTCGTATGAATCCGTCCAAAATGGGTCTATCGATTTGTTTCTCATCTTTCAGTTCCTCACTTATTTCATATGGTTCATCGTAATCTTTCAACCATTTTTCTAGATAGGGCAATAACCCCATGTATAGTTCTCCATTTGCTGGAGAATACAATCGAATTTTTCCATCCCAAATACGATTACGATATGCAGGCATAAACCTAGCGCCTGGCACTTCAAATGTAAAGAAGTCTGATAATGCTCGAGCGGTAGAAGGTTCTGCGTCTACTGTCAAGTAGACCTCATTCTTTTTAGTGACCTTAGATTTCACCACTCTCAAACTTTCTCCATGCAATTGCGTTTTTAATATTCCATTGTCTGTCAGATATATTCTTCATGTACCTCTCGCAAGTATCCACACACATTTCATAGTATTCTACAAGTGCTTGTTGTTTTGCTAAGTCTTCATCTGCATCAAGATAAATGTGCAAGTCTGCTTTGAGGATTTTATAATCGAAAGGGTTATCTCTATATACTTGAGGGTCTGACTTCCCTGTAAAGTATTCCCACTTGTCAAGTTTCAGACGCTTGAGGTCTTTCTTCTTTGTAATAAGAAGTCCCTTGAAGTGGTTTAGATATGTTAGATATTTTTGATGTAGTGCAGCGTTTCTGGTTGATTCAGACGCAAGTTCTAGGTCATCAATCTTTAGGTCTTTTTCGGCAATTGCCTGTAGTTCTTCTAGTGTCATTATGTATTCACATCCTAATAATAAAATTGAGCAGAGTGGGTTGTAACTTGCGTTACTAGATTATTCCAACTTGGGAATTCAGAAAAAGATTGTTCAAGTCAACCATCTTCTGCTCATAGTTATTTATAAAACTTCAAATTCGTATAAATCGTATTTGAAGGTTACACTTGCTGTTATTTGTTCTGTGTCCGTAGACTGAGAGTTAAACGAAAGTGCAGATAAACTCTTTGGGTGACAATTTCTAAAGTTACATCTAAGAATAGGATTGTTCTTGTTAGACAATATAGTCATAGTTGCATCACTTGTCAATAGGGAAGTTGTATTATTTTCCCCAGCAGCAGTACCAGTATTTTCTGATAATGCAGTTGTAAACTGTGGTCTTTGTTCTGGGAATCCAATCCCTGTCATCCACTCGTGAATTTCCCTGTAGTTTGATAAATCTTCATTTACTAGAAACTCTACTGTGAGGTCTTCAAAATCTAGAGTGTCACCAATCATTGCAATTGATTTGAATGGAGTATTAATATCTGCGTCCCCTGTAAATGATATGCCAGGGATATTTGCAGTAGTAGTAAAGTACTCTACATTAGGAATCTTCAGTAGACTAAACTTGAACTGAGTAGTTCTTGCAAAGTCTATATTTGTTGGTTGTCTTGTGAGTGGATTTATTGCTACCATAGTATTCTTCCTTTATACTATTTATAACGAAAAAAAGGGACACCGAAGTGTCCCTTTCTAAATTCAATGAGAATTTATTACTACATGATGTTAGTAACTTGTACTCTTCTGTAGTATACGTTGTCGTTAGCAGTAAGAGCACCACTTCTGACAGTTGCACCACCAGCAAATGGGTTTGCAGTAAGACCATAACGAGTCTTGAAACCGATTTTAGGTTGGAATGTGTTCTCACCAACTGCACGAACCATTTGCAATGGAACGTATGGGCAGTAGAAAAGACCAGCATCGTATGGTGATGTACCCTTATATCCAACAGTGTAATACTGTTTTGCAGCTTGGTTTGCTGAATATGGGTCAATGTACACCTTGAAGCGTCCGTTAAGAACACCAGCAAAAGTATTACCAGCATCGTCAACATTCAAGTTGTTGTTAAGAGCAGGAGTGTAATCAAGTACACCTGCCATTTGAAGTGCAGAAGCAACATCAGATGAACAGATAATTACATTACCTTTACCTCTACGAGTTTCTTGAGCGATTGCGTTTGCATCTCTTTCAAGTTGGAACATAAGTCCTTTGAACTTCTCAACTGACCAACGACCATTTGAGTCAACATCCATATCAAAGATACCTGATGTTGCAGTATCAACCTGAGCACCTGGCTTTGCAGTTACATAGATTGTTCTGATAAGTTCTCTGTTAATCTCATTCAAGATTTCAGAAGAAAGGATATTTGCAAGTTCTGTCTCAGCATCCAAACCGTGGATTGCCTTAAGGTCTTGTGCAAGTTCCATTGTGTACTCTGCCTTAAGAGCACGAGACTTTGCTTCTACTGAGTTCTTTTCGATTGAGAATGACATCTCAGCGAAAGAGTTAGATGCAGAGTCACCAAGTGCTTCTGCAGCAGCAGTAGTCATACCAGTACCACCAGTATATGTTCCTGGCGAACCATCGTTAAGAACAGCAGGGTTTGTACCAGCTTGTGTACCAGCACCTGAGAAATCTGAGTCTGCTTCTGCATACTGATTCTCTGCACCAGCTTGGTTAGTGTATCTTGAACGCATTGCGAAGATAAGACCAGTTGGCCCTGTCATTGGTTGTACACCAGCGACATCGTATGCAATCAAGTTTGGCATAGCACGTCTGACAAGTGAAATCAAAATTGGATCCCAGTTATCTACGGCACTGCCGGTTGCGTTAGTTGGAGCAGCTTCTCCGAGGAAACCTTTGTCCTCTTTAAGTGCTTTTTCTTGGTTTTCTAGGATAACAGTAGTTACAGCCTTACGATATGAATCAGCAATTTCTGGAAGGTCATTGTGTTCAAGGACTGGTTGCCACTTTTCCTGTAAATGTTCTGTTTGAAACATTTGTATTTCTCCTTATTGAGTTTTCTAATAATATTTATAAAAAACGATTATTTAACCGTTATTTTGCACGCTTTACATTTTTACTAATCGCACTCATATAAGCACTCATAGCACCAGTTGTATCGAAGGATTCACCAGCATCTTCTGATGGAGTATCCACTGATTCAGCGACAGTTGTTGCTTTCGGAAAATAACTTTCCTTCAGCGTGTCAAGTTTACCTCTGAAGGCATCTTCATCTGTAAAATCAACATCTTCTGCAAGAGACTTAAACTTTTCGACTTCAGTGTCAGCCAAGTCCGAAGCAACCTCTGCAAATACTGATTCCCTTACCAATACATCTTTTTCACTTTTCAGTGAAGCAGACTTCTCGATTTGTTCATTCAGTTTGGCTTCTAGTTCTTCAATCTTTGTAGATTGAGTTCCCAGAATATCGTACTTCTCATCTGGAACATCGATATAATGTTCAGTGAAAAGGTTTTTCAATCCAGAAATGAAGTCTTCTGCAATCTCACCTTTAAGGCCTCTTTCGATTGCGATTTCATTTTCTTTCATCCATTCTTCTACAACATAGTTCATATATGCATCAACTTTTTCAGTCAATTCAGTATGAATTCTGTTTGTTTCTTCAGCAACTTCTTGCACTTTTGCTTCTTCAATTCTTTCAACTTCTGAACGAAGTTTAGACTTGACAGCAGCTTCAAAGATGGTCGATGCCTTTTCTTTGAACTCTTCAGATAGTTCTTCACCATCTGTAAGTGCAGTCACATCTTCTGATACGTCAACTGATGCAAGACGGTCATCAAGAGTAGATTCGTCAACTGACTCCTCTTTCTTTTCTTCCTCATCTTTTGTCATCATCTTGTCGTAAGATGCTTTCAAATCTGTCGCTTTCATTTTTTCCATTTCGGAATACATTGCAGCGAGCATATCTGCTTTCTTCATTTTGCCTTCAACGATTTCTTCTGCATCGTCATCAGCGAGTTCAGCTTCTTCTTTGGTTGCATTAGGTTTTGGTTCTGCAGCTTTAGAAACTTTTGCAGCAGCTTTCTTACCAATACTTTCGCCTGACTCTGGTTTATCCACAGCCTTGCCCAAATCTTCAACGTCACCCTCTTGCTTGTCCATTGTTTCGGCTTTAGCGGCACCATCAGTTGGTTGCTTTGCTTCTTCAAGCTCTGCACTGACTTCTGCTTCCAATTCCTCAATGGTTTTGTCTAGTTCTGACATGGGTTTCTCCTTGAGTTTTGTTTTCTCAACATATTTATAATGATTAAATTTTTGACAAGAATTTTGCGAAGGCAAGAGCGGAAACATTACTTTGTTTGCGTCTTACATTCTCATTAATCTCATCCCTGATTTCGGCAACATCAACTTCTTTCAGTATTCCGTTGTTCCAAATCCATTCTTTACCTTCCATAATCCCTTCAACAAAGGCTTGAGGTGCAGATGGGTCTGCAACAATATCTGCCGCAGTGGCAAGATAAAAATCATCTTTCACATAATTAGCACCACTCTTAGATTCGATAGACCCCATGCCTCTTGAAGAGACACCAAGTTTTCCACCATCCTTGATTAGTGCTTTCGCAATTTCCCCCATTGGAGTTGAGAGCAGTTTCGCCTCACCAATAAAGTTCTTTCCATCAGCTTCCAGTTTTGTAATCATATGCGATACCCTGTCAAGATTGACAGTGGGGCCTTCTGGATGACCCAGTTCCCCAAACGCACGACCTTCAGCAACAAATTCTTTATTATAACGAGCGACTTCTTTTTGAAGTACGCCCATAGGGTAGACACGACCATTACGGTTTTTCATGTCTGCCTGCATGAAGATTCCACGAATCTTCATATCCTTACCACCGTCCTCTTTGGCTTCGGTGATGTATTCTACTTCTTGTATCTGTTCTGCAATAAGTTTCATTTTTCTAGAACCCCGCTGATACTATTGGGGTGATTTTGAAATCTGTTGCACCACGAAATCCGACACCAATATCTGTATGGATAATCATACCAGCGTTTGCATTAATTCTAACTGAACCAGTATCACCATCGTCTGCAGCGTTTCTAATTGTTACCGCTGCAAGTGAACCAGCATTGAATACATAATGTGCAGTATGAGATTTTCCTCTAGTTGCGTTAGTAGCAAGTGCTTCTTCTGCTCCGATTATTTTCATGTTATTCTTCCTAAATTGACAATAGTTCTTTTTCAAAATAGTCCATAAGTGCCTTATTCGGAACTTTGAACTTCTTAGAAACACTATTTATTGTTTTATCAAAAGTATTTAGGAAATCTGAAGGTTTAGCATCCATTTCCTTGAAAATTGCGTCAATAGCATCCTTCATCTTAGGAGACAACTTCTTGTACTCCTTAGATTTCTTATGCTCATCTTTCTCTGGTAAGTTCTGTTTGAACTCTGAGAGAGTTTTACTCACTATCTTCTACCTCTGGGATATGATGTGTAACGAATGTTTTCGCAACATCTTGTCTTTTAGTTTCCAGTGCGTCACCCACCTTCATTGCAAGTGCATTATTGAAATGTGTTTCTGCGGCAAGGTTATCACCAGACGCAATTGAACTTACGAAGTCTTTTACGTTTTCCATTATTTGTCTCCTAATTCTGGATTATTAGTAGCGAACATTCCATCATCTTCTGGAGCGCCCATCTCACTACCACTTTCATCTTTAATTTGTTTATCGATTTCTTCAATCTCTTCATCAGTCATTCTTAGTACATTCTTCTTCACATATTCTTTAGAGAAATATGTACCAACATAACTTTCAATCTGACCAAGAATGTCAACACGATTCTGTAGAATTTCTGCATTCTTCAGTTCTGTGAAGTGTCCGTCTTGCATAAAGTTAAACTGCAAGAGTTCCTTAATCATCGGCCATTCGTCTTCTGCGATTACACCTTTAAGGATAAGTTGTGTACGAAGCATATCTAAGAATAGTAGAGTAAACTTCTTACGAATTTTCTGTACAAACTTAGTAAACTTCAACTCATCTCTTGTGATGTTATCAGAACGTCCAATAGAAAACTGTGATTCTGATTCCAATCTTGAGATAGGAACATTCAATGAACGATACAGTTTGTTCTGGAAGTATTTGATATCATCAATCTCACCAAGGTTTGAACCGCCTGGCAAAGTTGTAATCTCTGTACCTCTACCACCTTCTCTACGAGGCAACCAGAAGTCTTCCAACATAGACATATGATTTCTATCATCACGAATTTCACCAGTTCGTGCATCATACACCAACTTGTTTCGATAACGATTCATTACGTCTTTGAGGTAAGCCTCTGCTTTGACTTTAGGTAAGTTACCAACGTCAATGTAGAAGATACGTCTTTCAGGCGCACGAGAGATACGATAGATAACCAACGCATCCTCAATCATACGCAACTGATTGACAGGTTTAATTGCTTTATTGAGATATGAAAGGACTGTACCTTTATGCATATCTACAAGTCCTGAAGGACAATAAGTTATTGAATCGGCAGTAATACGAATACCAGAAGATGTTCCTGTATTCTGTTCCCAACCTTTGTCGTTATAGAGATAGAAGTCCTCAACGCCTTTGACCATTTCCATGCCCAATTTACCGTCTTGTTCTTTTCTTGTCTCTCTAACCTTTTTAATCTTACGAGGGTCAATGTAACGAACCTCTTTAATTCCCTTACGAGGAGACTTGGTATCAATAATCTTATGATAATAGATACGTCCATCTACATACCAGCGTCTAAAAATGTCATGTCCTTTTGAATCAAAGTCAAGCAAACGCAAAACTTCATCAAACTCTTCACGAATTTTAGATTTGATTTTTGGGGAAAGGTCTAGTCTATCAAGACTAAGTGCCACCGATTGTCCTCTTTCATCGGAGACAATAGATTCGTTTGCAATATCTTCAATAGCACTATCACACTCTGGTTGTTGTGCAATATCACGATATCGTCTAATTAAATCTATTTCATTTCTGTCACGCCCATCCATATCAAGAATGGATGCATAATGTCCACCGCCCGATACTACGTCAAGGGTGCCGTCATCAGTAGAGGGAGCAGTGAATCCATCACTACTCCCACCCTGATTTGCTTTTGTGATTCTGAAACCAAAAAGTTCAGCCATAATAATAGTTCTCCTAATTTTACCTAACTATTTAGTAGGTTTGTAAAACTAGTTTAGACAGTAATTTCAAAGTCAATATAACGCCAAGTAATATCAAATGTTTCAATATCACTTACTGTGTCATATGACAGTTCAACTGGGCCGAGAATTGTTGGCCAACAAGACTTCAATTTGTATTCTCTGAGAATTCTATTATCTCTGTCTAATTGTGTAACAACACAATCAGCACTGTATTCTCTAAGGTCATTAAGTCCTGTATTGGTTTCTAGATTATTGATATTGTTCATCCATGCTTCGATTTGTTTTCTAATATGGAAGTCCGTATCGTTAATCACTGTGGTAGACCATGTTTCAAAAGTCCTGTCACCAGCAAGGAAAAGTTGTCTTCCTCTAAAGTTTACAGGAATTTCTGTAATAGTCTGCCCTGGCAACTGTGTAGTCTTTACCAAGAACTGAGTTTTTTGGTCAAATACTGCACCAGCAGCATTACCAAAAGTAACCATGTATTGGTTTGCTCTTGCACCACCACCAGAGATATTCGCCTTAAATCTATCTATACTACTCATAATTAACCTCCTACCTCACTAAACTCAACACCAGTTCTTACGGCGATAAAGTTCAGTGTTATGAAATTGATTGAACGAGCAGGTTTGATAAAGATATCACCAACAAACTCATTTCTATCGATAACTTCACCAGTATTATTGGTGCCGTCACAAACTACTGAGAAGTCTGTAATACCTCTTCTACCTTGAACATCTCTAAGGAAAGGTTCTACCAAGTTCTTAAATTGTGCCTGTGTAAATGCATCGTTGAATTCAAACAGTTGGAACTTAGCAGCGGTTGCAATTGCTTTCTCAAGAACAAGGAACAATCTACGAACATTAATTCTGTCGAATGCACTAGGTCTTGTAAGAGCAGTTTTGTCACCGAAAAGTACAGTACCTTGACCTGGCTGTGTAATAACTGGGTTAATACGAGCAGGGTAGATAATATCTCTTTCCGCCTTAGTTGGGTTGTAAGCAAGTTTAACTGCACCACGAACCTGTCCTCTGTTATAACCAGCAGGAGAGAACCATGCGTCAGCAACAGTGTCAGTGTTTGCACAAAGACCAGCAACATCACCATTCAGAGGAACGTAACGATATACATCTGAATACTTGTCGTACATATACTTGTAACCACTGTCAAAAGATACATAAGATGAACTTGCAAGTCCATCAAAGAAATTTTTAACATTAGTTGTCTGTGCAGCACCAGTTGTTACACCAACAACATCTGCCCTACGAGGGGAGATGAAACCGATACAATCTTTACGACTTTCACAGAAGTCAATAATCATTGTAGCGTGTGTTACACCACTTGTACCAGCAGGACAAGTTCCTGCCATAATAAGGTTTACGTCAACAACAGCAGGGTCTTTCAACTTATCATATGCAAGTTCCAACTCACCAATAGAAGGTGCAGCGTCTACACCACCAGTTAGTGCATCGTCAATAATACCAGCATCACCAGCAGTAGAAGCGTATGCATTACCAGCAGCAAGGTCAGCACCAGCGTTTGTTAATGTACCGTCATGGTCTAACCAACGAACATAAGATGAACCTACGTTCACTACGTTTGCATAAAAGTTTGAACCACCTTGTACAGTCTTTGCACTTCCAGCCTGAGATACAAATGGATATGTTTCAAGAACAGCGTTTGTTCTCTGACCAGCAACATCTGAATCAAATCCAGTGATACCAGAAGTTTTGTCATGTACAACAATGTGCATCTCATCAGAAGTGATACCTTTTGATGTTGCGTATGTTGATGTGCCTGGAGCAGAATCAAACAAGTCATAGAATTTCCAACGTCTACGAATAAACGTGTTATCTGGAATGATTGCTTGTACACCAGCACCATTTACGTCATCCAACAACCTAACTGTTAGGTTATGTGTAGAGATTGAAGTAATTTCATATTGATTACCTTCATCACCAGCAAGATGAGTAAATAGAGTTGCATCAGATGATGCGTCAGCAGATGAGAATGATATAATATCACCCACACTAAATGCTGTTCCAGCGTCAACTCCGATTACTGTTGAACCAGCAGCATCTTCACCAGTTGTCTGGTTAGAAGAAGGAAGGTTCTGTTCAAATGCAGTTGCGTTTGCACAAATAGAAACTGCAAGAGCATTTCCTTCTGTGCCTGGGAATTTTGCACCCCAGTTGCCTACTGATGCTTGTCCACCAGCATAGTTATTTTCATAATCTGTGTCGTTATTAATCTTCAATCCGGCGCCGTTTGCAGTTGCGTTTTTAGCAGACGAAGCGTCTGTTCTAACAACTCTTAGAGCGTTTCCGTATTGAAGGAAGTTAGCGGCAGTAAACCAAGTCTCATAATTTGTTGAGTTAGGTTTACCAAAGATTGACACTAGTTCTTCCTCTGAACCGATTGGAACTATTTGACTGACAGGGCCCTTTGAGAACCCCCCAGCAATAGCACCAATTGAACTGGCTACAGCAGGAACAACATTGGTCAAATCAATCTCTTTGACGAGAACGCCAGGTGATACTTGAAATGCCATCTTTATCTCCTTAAAAGAATTTCATTACTAATAGGTTTGTGTTTCCTCAAACTTACGAATATATTTATAAGAAACCTTTTCTTCACTATACTTTTTATAGGTTTCCAAACATATAAATAAATGTATGTCTGAATTCTATCAAAAGTACAAAGAAACAATCAAAAAGGTTTCACAACGCAATTACAGAGCCCGAAAGATATGGGTCAACGAATATCTAGGAGAAAAGTCCTGTGAATATTGTGGTGAGTCTGAAACTGCGTGTCTCCAATTTTACCCCCATGAGGGCAAAGTTCGTACTTTAACTAAAAGAAAAGGATTAAACGAAGAATCTAGGAAAGAAGTCTTACAATTAATCAACGAATCTAAAGTTGTTTGTGCAAATTGTTATCTAAAACTAGAAAACGATATTACTGATATTATGTAGGGATTTTAAGTTCTCTACCAGTTAGAATCGTATGAGCGTACTACTGGACTCCATCTCTGTCCATACTCATCTATAACAGTTTCTCCATGTGGGTCATCTATACCATTGTCCATAAACCCAAACGGTGCCATATCCTGTTCTAGTTGTCCTTGTTGTTCTGCATACATTCTTGCACGAATGTCATCATCAGTCAACTCTTTGAAATAGGTCTGTTGAACCAACCATCCAAATAATACACAACACATTGCAAGGTCATCACAGTGACCCTCTTCTGCTTCATACGATTGTCCTTTAAGAATAAACGTACTCCACTCATTGATTAGATTGTAATCATTGATGATTAACTTGTCTGTTTCAATAATCTGTTTGATATTAGAACAACCCATCTTCTTTACTGCTTTAGTGGTTCTAACACCTAGTTGTGCCTTCCCTCCAGAGAAACCACCCCCTACAACCTGTCCTGCCCGTCCTCTCATGGACGCCATGATAAGATTCTCGTACTCTAGGTCAAACTGTAAAGCAGATGCAACCTGTTCACCAATATCGTTTACCTCAACCATTACATATGCTTGATTGTATGCTTTCGCAACATCATGTATGATATTAGGGAACAGCATAGGTTTAATTTCGTTGTCACGATATTTTGCAACTATCCTATAGGGTACAGTAGAAACATCGAACACAATGAACGCTGAGTAGTCGTTATTCGTACCTCTGGATACGTCTGCTATCATAACATATGTATTCTGTGGTTTAGGTCTTTCATACATATCCAATCCAGCATTTGACTCGATTGGGTTTTGGAAAGCCATAGTCTTAATCTTGGATGGGTGAATAAGTGTATTAGATGAACCTAAGAACTCACACTCAAATTCTCTTTGGAACTGTTCTTCTGAAGTGTTTGCAATTGTCTCTTCACGCCACTTATCATCTCTGCCTGGCACTTCACTCCAGTGTACGTCAATAATATTATATGAGTTACGTTTATTCTCTGCGTCTGTCCACAGTTTATAGAACAGGTTCATACCGTTAGGTGTAGAAACAATAATCACCTTAGTAGACTTACCAGATGAAATTGTAGGATACACAGAACTGAAGAAGTCTGATGCTACGTTTGTTGGAACGAATGCAAATTCGTCTAGGAATATCATGTTGAATGAACCACCACGAACTGCACTAGAGGATGTAGAAGATGCAACAATCTTAGAACCGTTCTCTAGTTCTAGTGAACCTTTGTTCCAAGACATAACTCCCTGTTGTAACCACTTAGGAAGATTCTCATATGCAAGTTGTAGTCTACCAAGAATGTCTCGTGCAGTCGATGCTTTGTTGGCAAGGATTGCAACATTCATACTTGGATTGAATAGAACGTAATGCAGAATGTAAGAAACCATAGTCGTGGACTTACCAGACTGTCTCGGCATTCTACATATAGTGAAACGATTGGAATGAATAGTTCCTACCATATCCTTTTGGAA